TTTCTTCCAAACCAAATAAATAAATTTGCCAGTCCCTGAGCGGGACTATTGATTAGAGGAGAAAATATCATGGCAGACGTATCATCAGTAACAGTTGGCTCAACAACCGTAGGCGCCAACTACAACGTATTCAGTATCGTTAACGGTCTAAACGGTAAGACCACAGTGATTAGTGCAGCAAAGTCAAACATGACCAATGCTGAAGTTGCTACACTTGTTAGAGGTCTAACAAGAACAGTAACAGCAGGCACCAATGATGCATTTAGCGTAGCAGGTATCGGAACATCAGACGGTTCTGCATTTGAGTCTGGTGTAACTGACACAATTTACATCGTTCTACAAGGCACAGGCGTACATACCGCAGGCGCTAACTGGAACAGTTCTGGTTTCACAACCGCAGTTGTTGCAGTATTCCAAGACAAAAACAATAACTAATTTTAGTTAATTCCCAGGGATGGGGAGGAGAAGGGCGGAATTTATTTCCGCTCTTTTTTTATCTGCTTAAATAGTAGCAGATTATGAAAAGATATTGCGTAGTAACCTTAGTCGATATTACTCGATCCAATCCTGGTCGAATTGAAACTGACAGAGTAAAATTAGGACAACAGTCTAATTTTAATTCGTTAATTCAGGCTGTAGGGCTTAGGTCAAATTTCGATTTCGACAGCGATCCTAAAATGAAAAAAGGAGTATTGCCCTACGACATTGGAGGGAAAGCCAATCATTGGATATGGTTTTTTCAGACTGAAAGAGATGATGTGTACAAGGTTGATGGTAACCCTGTAGCACTATTAATTCGAGACCTTAACGGTGTTCCTGTAGTGGCTGAACTAAATAATAACGTCGATATTGATCCTGCATGTTTTATCACCGAAGGAAAAAAATGCAACACCTGGGTGTATGAAACGGACGAAATTGAATAAATAATAGAATAAGGCATACATTTAGGCATTCTAACTTAGGCACATGTCCGGAGCGGACCTTGACTTAATATACAGGAGAAGAGCCTAGATGGCCACAGTAGCAGAGCGAGTTAGTGTTGTTGAGGTTAAAGTTGTTAACCTAGACGAAAAACTAGATGATTTAAAAGTAGACGTAAAAGAATTACACGACTGCCTTGATCGCACAGGTGATAATCTCGCCAAAACTCTAGAAGAAATGCGTGTAGAATCGACAAGCCAGCATAATGAACTTGCAGGCAAGATTAAAGATCTAGAGAAGCAGAAGCAAAAATTAATGACCTATGGACTAGTAGGTATGGCCTTCGTAGCAGGGTTAGGATGGACTGGCCAACTTAATATTCAAACTATCTTCAAGTTTTTCGGGCTGTAAAATGTGAGCAGTTAAATAAAGGACTAAGGTCCTTTTTGCATGACAACAGCCAACGAACTCAAAAAGTTCATACAAGAAAATCAAAAGAAACTAGCCGCTCAAGGCATTTTTTTACCTGTGAAAACCGACACGGGCATAGAAATTGGACCTGTGTCTATAAGATCGGATCACAATATAAAAAACATCTTTGTACATAATCGTTTAAGGTTCGCTAGTGTTAGCCTTAATGTTGTGGCAGTTTCGTTGGCTAAAATGTTACTGCTAAAATACAGTCAATTTGATATGGATAAAGTATACAAAGCAGATCAGGAGTACGGAAAGTTTCATACTGAATGCCAGTTTCTGCTATATACCTATACAAAAGCACAAGATGCTAAGGACTTTGACAGAGCAGATAGTGCAATGGCACGTTACGAAATCGCTAGATCAAAAGCGGCTGCGGCTAAAATTAAAGCCCAGTCCTTGTGCATTAAATGAATAAATATAATTAATCTCACTGGATGGGCACTTATGAAAACAACTGATTTATTTGCTAAAACAGATTCGAAAAAAATTAACGAAAGCATAGGAAAAACTTTCGGGCAAAAACTTAATTTAGAAAGTTTCGATCTACAGCAATTAGAAGATGCGAGAAATAAATTACGTACACAAATAAGTCAGGTACGTAGTTCTTCTACATTTAACGAAACTCTAGAAAACGAAGCCTATACTAAGGCTCAGTGGATGTTAGATGCCATCAATGCAGAAATCGCACATCGCGAAGAATTCGCCGTAGAGGCAGACGAAACTACAGAAGATCAAGGAGAAGAAATGACTAAAGTAACAGAAGGTGAGATCCAGCAAGCATCTGCGATCGTTACCGCTAAGACAATGGTAGACAGAGTGGGTCGATGGATTGAAGAACTTTCTGGTATGGAGAACGACACACTCCTACAGTTAGGCGACAGTATTCGTGACGAAATGGGTCAAGAGCAAGCCAAAGCGTTTATCAGCACCGTAGCACCCGCTATTCAAGGAGCACTTGAGAATCTAAAGACAGCACGTGAAACTTTGGCCACAGGTGTTCGTACATTAACAGGTGAAGAGCAGGGTGCCGAAATGTTAGGCGGAGAACCAGCAGCACCAGAAGGCGGAGAAGATCTTGCCGCAGCCGCACCTGATGAAATGAATGCAGAACCTGCACCGGAGGATGAATTCGCTGCCGCAGAACCGGCTGCCGGCGGCGCCGAAGAAGCAGGTCGCGAACAGAGAGAAAGCATCCAATTTCAGAATAAACTTTTAAAAGTGTTGGCAGGATGAGATTTGTTGAACTTGTATCAGAGGCGCCTGTAGTACCACCTACAGGAACACCACCCGCGATACCGGGTTCAACCACATTGGCGCCTACACAATCTGTTCAAGCAGATCCTGCTGCACAATCTAAAATGTTAGCCCAGCAAGCCATAGACAGAGCCAATAAGAAAAAAGAAATACAAGATCAAATAAAAAATAAGCAGAAAGAACTAGCCGATCTTCAAAAGCAGTTAGCGTTGATAAAATGAGATTTTTTGAATTTCAAGATGACCCTACAGACAGATTCGTTATTGTAATTAAGAATCTAATAGGCAGGGCCGCCTCTCAAAAAATGCCGGCTAAAATGAATTGGCAGGCATTTAATCAATTAACGTCTAAAAGCGGAATAGAAATAGTTGCAGACTACGAAACCTTCAAAGCCATGTACGATGCTAATCCTGCACTTCAAACATTGATTAAAAATTTCAATGCCGACGGTATAGAATTAGATGTCCCTGGCGTATCAGACGAACCAAAAGGTGACGGTACAAAAACTCCTCAAGACAGCCAAGCGGCTGTAGATAAAGCAGCAGCATCGGCCGCGCCGGCTCAATTGGCCCAGGCCACTGCAACTCCCCAGGCTTGACAACGATTTTATAATCCTGTAATATATACAGGATGACTAAAATTTATACACCCCCACCATTTGTTGAAAGATATCAATATAAATCCTGTACTCAGGTAAACGATCCAGTAACGAAAAAACGAGTTTACCTAACTCCCGACGGTGAAAGCCTCCCTAGTGTCACAACCATTCTTGGTGCTACCAAAGATATGACAGCATTAAACGAATGGAAAAAAAGAGTAGGGGAAGAAAAAGCCAAACAGATAACTACAGAAGCCGCAGGCGTTGGTACAGCCATGCACAGCAATTTAGAAAGATTTATTGCAGGAATGCAGCGACAGCCAGGAAATAATCCTGTGCATGTTCAGGCCAATGCAATGGCAGACATTATCATAGAAAACGGTCTAAGCGATGTACAAGAAGTTTGGGCTATGGAACAGAGTCTTTATTTTCCAGGTTTATTTTCCGGTACTACAGATCTTGTGGGTGTTTATAAAGGGGAGCCTGCGGTAATGGATTATAAACAGACCAACAAACCTAAAAAGGAAGAATGGGTCGATGATTATAAGATTCAATTAACTGCATACATTATGGCGCACAACGAAGTCTATGGCTCAGACATTAAACGAGGCGTGGTTTTTATGTGTTCGAGGGATCTACAATATCAACAGTTTAACCTTATGCCAGACGAGTTCAGTTATTGGCAAGATCAGTGGCTGAACAAAGTAGAAGAATACTACAGCCAAAGTAGATAAATATCCTAACAAGGGTAGAAATCTATGGCTGTCGTACAGATATCAAAAATACAAGTCCGAAGAGGAAAGAAAAATATCGGGATCGGAATCCCACAGTTAAGTGCAGCAGAATTTGCCTGGGCTGTAGATTCTCAAGAATTATACATAGGTAACGGTTCAGTTGCAGAAGGAGCACCCTATGTAGGTAATACTAAGATTATTACCGAACATGATAACATTCTAGAACTTGCATCTGCTTACAGATTTGCACTACCAGAACCAAGTATTGGACTTAGTGTATCAAGAAGCCTACAGAGCAAATTAGATGAATACGTAAGCATTCTAGACTTTGGTGCAGTTGCCGATGGATCTACAGATAATGTTGAAGCATTTCAAACAGCATTTAATGAACTGTTTCAAAATGCAGATTCAAAATTCAAAAAGGTATTAACAATCCCAAACGGAACTTATCTTTTTGCGTCCACCCTCAGAATCCCAAGCACAGCCATTATACAAGGTGAAACTAGGGATGGAGTGATACTAGACATCGGAGCAAATAATATAACCTTTGTCACAGAAAGTGGTCTTGAACTAGCCCAATTTAATTCTATTAATAGACCTAATAACATAGAAATTTCTAATCTTACCATTAGCAGATCTTCTGGAAGATTAGTATTATCAGGAGTTAGGGACTCAAAAATCAAAAATGTAAAATTTCAAGGCGAATACACCTTATTGGATTCTGTGGTGTCTCCTACATCCCGAAATAGTGCAGTATCATGGCAAAATGATATCAACGAAATAAAAACTACCGATATCGCTTTTGAGGATTGCTTATTCCTTAATCAAGAAATGTCTATCAAGTGTTCTCAAACAGTTAGTTTTGAAACTAAAATTAGATTTACAGACTGCGAATTTAAGGTTAACAATATTGGAATTTATATCGAGGGAGTTACCGGCCAAACTAATAAATGGGTATTGGAAAATTGTCGTTGGGAATTAATACACCAACAAGCATTTTATTCCACACATGGTACAGGAACCTACATTAACGATTGTGATTTTACAGACTGCGGTAACGGTAATAATACAGCACAATATCCGGAAGTGGCTATTTTAGAATTCGGTGATAAGCGTGGAAATGATGTCGTTAATTGCACCAGTAATCGAAATCAATTCGGCGGTCTTACCGTCTCTAACACAACTGTAACTTATCCAGAAGCACAGGGAAGTAGTAAGACAACACTGACTAACAGTCAATATAGCGATATTTTCCTTAGCGATGGTTTTAGACCATTCGTGGCATTTCCTGCAACTCACAGATTTATCTATGTAAATTATTTCTTGAGATTAAGTAGCCATTCGAGAATAGGACGCTTAACATTAACCATTGACGACGATGTCAGCACAGTGGCAATCACAGACGAATTTCAATATTCAGCAAGTTTAACTACGTCACCAGGAGGAAGTCTTATGACAAATTTTGAATTTAACGCTCAACTTAGGGATAACGATGCCGATAGCGGTATCGATACATTATTGATATCCTATAAGAATCCTCTGGCCACAGGTTCTGCAGGTACCATTACCTACCAAATTTCTTACGGTGTTTGATTGTCACGGTGCCTTGCGATTAGCAAGGTGGCGTGAGTTCAGAAACAACTTGGAGACTAGTCAAACTCCTTTCCAAGATGTGGCCGAATTTTGGGCCCGCGCCCCCTTAGTTAGTCCCTATCTTGATCCTAACGATAGCGAGAGTTGGCCAGATCCCTGGCATTTAATTCTTGACGATCGGTACGATAATCTTGCTATCTGTCTTGGAATGCTGTATACTATAAAATTAACACAGCGTTTTATTGGTGTTGATTTTGAGATACATACTCCTATGTTACAGACAGATAGAGAAAAAGATTATTTTCTAATTATTGATAATTCAATAGCACTCAACTGGGAATACCGCTCTGCGGTGCCTATCTCCCGTATCAAAGACTCTAACCGTATCATCTGGTCGAAAGAAAAAGAGTCAATAAATAAATTTCTTCATAATTAATTAGGAAAAAGAAAAAATGAACATTACCGTCATTAAAAGAAGTGGAGCCGCTGAACCACTCACGATTGAAAAATGGCAGAATCAAATTGCAAAAGTTTGTAAAGGAATTGCTGATGTCAGCCAAAGTATGATCGAGATCAAGAGTCAGCCACACTTTTATGACGGAATCACGACCAGAGAGATTGACGAGATTACTCTTAGGGCAATAGTTGATCTCATCGATATAGAACACAATCCAGACATTGGTCATACCAATTACCAATACGTGGCAGGCAAACAGCGTCTTTCAATGCTGAGAAAGGATGTATATGGTGACTATAACCCTCCTCGCCTCTACGAGATTGTAAAGAAGAATATAGAAGTAGGTTTATATACTCCGGAATTGCTAACTTGGTATTCAGAAGATGACTGGAACAAGATGGACGAGATCATAGATCACGAAAAAGACGAATTGTACTCGTATGCTGCCATCGAACAGTTGATTGAAAAATACCTTGTGCGCAATCGTGCCACAAAGGAAATCTATGAGACTCCGCAGGTTAGGTATATCGTGGCAGCGGCTACGGTCTTCCATCGAGAAGAACCCAATTCATCACGTATGCGCTATATTAAAGAATATTATACAGCGGCCAGTGACGGTTTGTTTACTCTCGCTACTCCCGTTCTTGCTGGTCTTGGCACGCCTACCAAACAGTTTAGTAGTTGTGTCCTTATACGTAGCGACGACAATCTTGATAGTATCTTTGCTTCTGGAGAAATGATGGCCAAGTATGCCAGCAAACGTGCAGGCATTGGTTTAGAGATTGGCCGTCTAAGACCTTTAGGCTCGCCTATCAGAGGTGGTGAGATCATGCACACAGGCATGATACCATTTTTAAAGAAATGGTTTGGCGATTTAAGGAGTTGTTCACAAGGTGGTATTAGAAACGCATCTGCCACAGTTTTTTATCCTATTTGGCATTATCAGTTTGACGATCTCATCGTTCTTAAAAATAATCAGGGAACTGAAGAAACTCGCGTTAGACACATGGACTACGGAGTTGTACTATCAGCGTTCTTTTGGCGTCGGTTTAAAAATAAAGAAAATATTACTTTCTTTGATCCTAACGAAGTGCCTGATTTATACGAAGCATTTTATAAGAATACAAACCTTTTCGAAGAACTGTACGTTAAATATGAAAAACGTAAAGATCTTCGTAAGAAGACTATGAGTGCTGAAGAAGTATTCAAGAGTGGTATTCTCAAGGAAAGGACTGATACTGGTCGCATTTATTTGGTATTCATCGACAACGTGATAAACCAAGGGCCATTTGACCCAGAGTACCATACTATCTATCAGTCCAATCTATGCTGTGAGATCCTATTACCTACGAAATCATTTAAGAGGCTCGATGATCCAGAGGGTCGAATCGCTCTTTGCACCCTTGGGTCCATTAACTGGGGTGCCTTCCGCAATCCTGAGGACATGCGCCGTGCTTGCCGTATATTGCAGCGTAGTCTTTGCAATATATTGGATTATCAAGATTTTCTAAGTATACAGAGTAAACTCAGCAACGATGAAATTCAGCCATTGGGTATTGGTGTTACTAATCTAGCCTATTGGCACGCCAAGCGCGGACATAAGTATGGCGAGAAGGACGCACTACAAGAAGTCAAATCGTGGATGGAGCATCAGGCATACTATCTCACAGAAGCAACAGTTGAATTGGCTCAAGAAAGAGGTAAATGTAAAGAAAGTGATAACACATGGTACGGTCGAGGTGTATTCCCTTGGGAAAGACGCTCTAAAGGTTCCAACGAACTTACCAGTTTTAAACCAGAACTTGATTGGGAACCATTACGTAAGGAGATGAAACAACATGGAGTTCGAAATGCTACTCTTATGGCTATTGCTCCTGTGGAGTCTAGTTCTGTCGTTATTAATAGTACTAACGGTATAGAAATGCCGATGAGTCTAATTTCCACTAAAGAATCGAAGGCTGGTTCTTTTACACAGGTTGTACCGGAATATCAAAAATTAAAAAACAAGTATCAATTGATGTGGGAACAAAAAGACTGTGATGGATATCTGAAGACCGCTGCTGTATTGGCTGCTTATATCGATCAAAGTATCAGTACCAACACTTTTTATAATCCTGCTTATTTTCCAGATCGCAAAGTACCTACAACTTTGATTATTAAAAATCTCATGCAGGCACACAAGTGGGGGATCAAAACATTTTACTACAGCCTTATTAACAAACAGGGCTCTAAAGAAGAAGAAAGAACACCCGAAGTACATTATAATGGTTTCCATAACGAAAGAGAAGTTATAGAAGAAGAAGATTGCGAAGCATGTAAATTATGAGTAAACAACAATATAACCTAAACACAAAGACAGACTATCTAAATCGTAAAATGTTTCTTGACCCTGCTGGTCCGGTTACCATTCAACGCTTCGAAGAAGTCAAATATAAGAAGATTGCAGACTTTGAAACAACTGCACGTGGCTTTTATTGGGTACCAGAAGAAATTAGTCTTACCAAGGATGCAGGCGACTTTAAGGAAGCATCAGATGCAGTTAAACATATTTTTACCAGTAACCTATTACGTCAGACCGCGCTGGATAGCCTACAGGGTCGCGGCCCAAGTCAAATCTTTACTCCGGTCATAAGCCTACCAGAATTAGAAGCACTGGTCTACAACTGGACATTCTTTGAAACTAACATTCACAGCCGCTCATATAGTCATATCATTCGTAATATCTACAATGTGCCTAAGGAAGTGTTCAATACAATTCACGACACTAAAGAAATCGTTGATATGGCATCTAGTATCGGCAAATATTATGATGATCTACACAAATTTAATTGTATCAAAGAAACAGACAGTGACCCAAACAACTGTCCGGAAGAAAGCCATATCAAAGCAATTTATCTAGCACTACACGCAAGTTATGCCTTAGAAGCATTCCGGTTCATGGTATCCTTTGCTACAAGCCTTGCAATGGTAGAGAATAAAATCTTTATTGGCAATGGCAACATTATCAGCCTAATCCTACAAGACGAGTTACTACATAAAGGTTGGACGGCTTATTTAATCAACCAAGTTATTAAAGAAGATCAAAGATTCGCTAAGGCGGCACAGGAATGCCAAGAAGAGGTTATTCAAATTTACAAAGATGTTATCGCTGAAGAAAAGGCCTGGGCAGAGTATCTATTTAAGAAAGGTCCAGTGATTGGTTTAAATGCTAACATTCTTAAAGATTTTGTGGACTATACTGCTGCTTCTGCCCTTAAAGACATAGGAATAAAATACTGGAATCCTGCTCCTAAGAGTACTCCTATTCCCTGGTTTAATAAACATTCAGACACTAGCAAAAAACAAACTGCTTTACAAGAAAATGAATCAACAAACTATGTAATCGGAGTCATGAGCGATTCAATTAACTACGAAGAATTGCCGGAGATTTAACATGTACAAAGCACAGTTCAAAAGCAAATCACCCTACGAAAGTTGGACCACGATAGGTACTTTCGGAAATGAACAAGGCGCTATTGCAGCCGCGTTAAATAGAAAGCAAAGAGGCGCATTACTTGTAAGAGTTGTAGATAAAAACGGCGCAGTCGTATATTCAAATTGAAAGGAATAATAATGAGAGCGGTAGTTTGGAGTAAGTATCACTGTCCGTTCTGTGAACAAGCCAAGGCATTATTAACACAGAAGGGAATCAAGTTTGAAGAAAAGAAAATCGGTGACGGGTTCAGCAAAGAAGACTTATTAGAAGCCGTACCAAATGCAAGAACAGTTCCGCAGATATTTTTAGATAATCAATTAGTAGGCGGATTTACAGAACTTAAAAAACTTTTTGAACAATGGGAAGGTCAAGGAGTTGGGGATGGAAGAGTATAATGTTAATAGATAAAGGCGTAACAGAAGGTGAAGTAGTTACTATGAAATTAGTAACAGGTGAGGAGTTGATTGGAAAATTGGACGAAGACGGTCCTCTATATTATAAAATCAGCAAGCCTATGGTATTAACAGCATCAAATCAAGGATTAGGCATGGCCCCATTTTTGTTTACTGTGAATCCCGATAAGCCTGTTAGGATTTATAAAAGTACCGTTATGGTCATTGAAGCCACAGATAAGATGTTTTCAGATAATTATATCCAAGGAACCACAGGCATTAAGTTAGCCTAACATAGATCATGCCAATAGTATCTTCAACTTTCGTTGTAAGTGTAGCCAATACTGTAACAACAGCCTATACCGCTACGTCTGATCTAACGGCAAACATCTATGTGCTGAATTCTACAGTAGCAACGGGTAACATTAGATTAGCCATAACATCATCTAATCCACCTACAGCACAGCACTATCTGTTCTACGATTTTCCGATCAAAGCCAGCGGAACATTTGTATTAGAAAACGTTCCTGTATTATCCGGTGAAAGGGTTTGGATATATGCTCCTGCTAACTTTGTGGTTAGGGTAGGCGGTGTTACAGATCCTGCATCAGCGGCCAGTTCTGCGCCTACTATTGCCAGCGCAACCACTATCGCTCCTACAACAAGAATTGCATTTGTGTCAGGCACTACGGCAGTAGCAACTATTACTCCTCCTTCTAATCTAGGAAGTTTCGATAATCAAATAACATTATTGCCCACAGGTGCTTTTACTACAACGACCGCAGGCAATATTGCCATAGCATCTACCGCGGTAGTCAGCAGAGCATTAATAATGACCTACGATGCCACCACTACTAAGTGGTATCCTAGTTACTAATAAATAGATTTATGCCAGCATACTTAATAGAACCAGTCGCAACAGTACCAGACTACTCTAGTACTATTTCTGCTGTTACTACCGAACTCAACGACATTGACACAGATACAACGTCAATGGCTGCTCAAATTTTACTTATCGCAGCATCGTTATCAACCATGGCATCTAACTCTACTAATATTAAAAACTCTCTAACATCAATAGAACATTCACTGACAGGTGGTTCAACTACTGTAATATCTGTTTTATCTGCAATGGAAGAACATAGTAGAAGAATGAAAGAGTTAGGAGAGACAGTCGGCATCAGAACTACTACCCCCTATGAAATTTTTGGTTTGATATCCATCTACAAGTTAATGATTGAAGAAGCGAAAATTCTTGAATTAGATAAAGTAAATGATGAGAAGAAGGCCGAAGCATATCGTACCTTACAATATTATGTCAACCAAATTAAAAAAGTTGTACCGAAGGATTTTTAATGCCAGGAACTAGTAGAGTTGGAAAAGATGCTGCAGGTGGAACCATTGTTGGTGTTCTAGCACCAACAGTAATAGTAAACAATTCTCCAATTGCAGTAAAAGGTGCAGCCGTCTCAGGTCACGGTAGAGGCTCCCACAGAGGACCAGTAATGGTCGGAGCCAGCGGCAATGTATTTGCCAACAATATTCCGGTTTGTAGAGCAGGGGATGCTGCCAGTTGCGGACATCCAGCATCGGGTAGCGGAAATGTGATTACAAATTAATATGAACTTGAAAAAACTTTTTTGGAATATACTGGGATTTTTCTGTTTAGGAATGGCCTATATAGGTGTGATAACCCCTGGACTGCCTTATAGTATTTGGGTAGTAGGTGCTGCCTACTGTTTCTCCAAAGGTTCAGAGCGTATGCACCGTTGGCTTTATAATCATAAAATATTTGGGCCGTTTCTTACAAACTGGTCTGAAAAGAGAGTTTTCCCGACTAAATTAAGATACCTTATGTTGTTCATGATGAGCCTAAGTTTGGTGCTGATGTGGACAGGGGGAATTAAACCTATCGGTATTGTTTCAACCGCAGTGTTTATGGCCCTTGTGGCTGTTTGGGCGTGGAGGTATCCTGCTACTCCGGAAGAACACGATCAGCGGAAGTTGGCAGGCAAGAAGATCGGTTGGATAAAATAATTCTTGCGTTCGCCTAAGAAATCACATACACTAAATTAATGCGCTAGAGTACCGACGGTCGGTTAGGAGCCTCTAAAACTCTGGTTAGTGGGTTCGATTCCCATCTAGCGCACCAAAGAATTTTATTAAATACACTTTTAAGGAGAGAGCCAAATGGCCTAGATTGAATATGCATGTAAGGATGTGGTGTTCCATTTCAACAAAAAACACCTAGAGGACCAAACCATACCTATGTGGGTCCTAAAAACACATGGGGAATCATTTTACGTTGATCACGTAACCTGCGAGATACCTTGGACTACCAAGGAGACACCGGATAACTCGCATACCAAAGGCAGCATCAAAGTCAAGGATTGTTTATTAGCCATAGACGATGACAACTCTGCTACAATCTCCACCCTCACTGTATTTGATAAGATTCGGTTGCGTAACCAAAAGTTGGGTATCACACGAATCATCTTCCGCTGGGGTTCTAAGATGCACACAGCCCTGTCTGGGAATGAGTTTAAGCACAGTCCATTTAAGAATGTCGAAGGCGGATGCGGCAGCAGTTTCGTGATCTGTGATCTGCTAAAGAAAGAAGAAACCACAATAGCAGCATTGAAATATCCAAACGATTGGCGTATACTCAAACCAAACGAGGCCTATTATAAACGCTATGATGAAAAAGGCACAATTTGGGAAGAGGAAGATGAGGTTGATGATGAAGATAATTGACAACTGATTCTAAAGATAGTTAAATATATAGACTACAAATAGTAGTTTTTTAAGGAAAAGTAACAATGGTAACAGGAAAAGTAAAATGGTTTAACGACGCCAAAGGTTTTGGGTTCATTACACCGGACGACGGCGGCGCAGACTTATTTGCACACTTTTCACAAATTAATTCGAGTGGCTTCAAAAGCCTACAAGAAGGACAGAGTGTAAGGTTTGAAGTAACTCAAGGTATGAAAGGCGCACAGGCAAGTAACATTCAGCCTGCGTAAGGAATTGTTGTAATCCCTTCAAAGCGAAGGACTCTTGGACGCGGGTTCGACTCCCGCCAGGTCCACCAAAAGGATATTTATGAAGTACACCGCATTGTGCCCAAACTGTTTTAATAGATTTACTTGGACACAGAGCAAAGGGTTAACAAAACATAAGTGTTTTTCTGATGGGCCTGCCATGGTTTCGACAGGGGTAGATAGTAGAGACGGCAACACGGTAATGTGAAAACCGTAGGGTTGGGGGAACCCGGCCGAAGAAGCAAAACAAGTAAATGCAAAAGCATCTACAATCGAGTTCAGCGCATTGAACTTCACTAGCAACACCGTTGGTGCTGCCAATGAAGATAGATTCGCTCTAGCAGCCTAAGAAACTGCAACTCCGGGGTTGGTAACCTTGTAACCCAATAACCAAAGGGCCTTCACGGGCCCTTTTTTTCTAGAGGAAAATAAAGTGAATAAAATAGTGTTAGCAATATTGCTATCTTGTGTTTTACCTACGGCATTTGCAGATAGCAAAATTACAATAGGCGGAACATTAGTTAAAGATACAAGTACAGTTGTAACTACCTCGATAGATCATTCAAAAGAATACGGTCGTTGGCAACATGCATTAGAAAGCACTTACGTTTATAACGAAAAAAATAGCATAAGGACTCGCAATGAGGGGTATTTTTCGTTTAAAGAAAATTACGAACTAGGTGAAAAAGACTATGCTTTAGGTTGGTTAAGGTACGACCATGACGAGTTTCGTGATGATTCGAATAGAACTTCTCTTAGTTTCGGTTATGGGTACAAATTGTTGCGAACAGATACTCTGAAAGTATCTAACGAATTTTCTGTTGGCAAAATGAATCACAATTTAGGTTTGAGCGATGTGGTTTCAAATTCTTTTTGGGTTTCTTATAAGGTCGCCAAAAAAGTTACTTTCATTAACAGATTTTTGGTAGACTGGGCCGATCAACAATATATAAGAAACAAAACAGAATTGAATTACCAACTTGATCAAGGAATCATTTTAGGAGTTACTAATCTCTATACCAAGGATCCTGTAATTGATAATATTACCACCTTTAATATCGGAGCGGCATTCTAGGATTATTGTTTTTTCCTATTATAGGCATTAAAAAATATTCAGAAAAAAACTATTGATTTCCTATTTTAATAGGATATATAATTAGCGTAACAACTAGAGTTGTAAAGTTTTCAACACACACAAAGGAGAGTTAAAATGAAAACAGTAGGTCAGAAATTAGATGCGTTTGCATTAGTCGGTGTTAAGCCAGGTCAGCCAGAAGATGCTTTTTTCGATATTACAGAAAAGTCATTTGAAGGCAAGTGGAAGGTTATCGTTTACTATCCAAAGGACTTCACATTTGTATGTCCAACTGAAATCGTTGCCTATGACAAGTTGGCAAAAGATTTTGAAGACCGTGACGCAGTATTGCTCACAGGCAGCACAGACAACGAATTCTGCAAGATTTCTTGGCAGAATGCCCACCCAGATCTAAAAAACATCAAGCATGTTCAGTTCGCCGACACACAGCGTAATGAACTGAGCCTTATCAATCAATTAGGCGTGTTCTATGCTCCGGCAGGTGCCGCACTTCGTGCTACATTTATCGTTGATCCGAGCAATGAAATTCAACACGTTACTGTCAACAACTTGAACGTTGGTCGTAGCCCAGAAGAAACACTTCGTGTTCTTGATGCACTACAAACCGGCGAACTATGTGCCTGCAATCGTAAAGTTGGTGGGGAGACTTTAAAGGTATAACTTTATGATCATAGACAGTTATTTAGAAATATGGATTTTAAAACTGGTAGTTCTTTTAATTACTGGTGTATTAACCGTCGAGGTAGGTAATTGTTTATTAGACAACTTTAGAGAGTAAAATAATGTTAGAATGTTTGATTCTAGGCGATAGCCTCGCAGTTGGAGTAGGACAAATCCGCAAGGAGTGTGTGACTTATGCTAAAAGTGGTATAAACAGTTATGACTATGTGAATCGTCATATTTTATATACCAACTCTAATTATAAAGTAGCAAAGACCGTGATTATCAGCCTAGGATCAAACGACTATCGTAGTATTAACACTTACGAAGAACTTTATACCTTAAGACAATTAGTAAAGGCAGACAGAGTTTATTGGATCCTTCCAGCCATTAAAGAAACTAAAAGAGCCAATGTACAGAAAGTCGCTGAAAAATATAATGACGTGATTATTGATTCGAGAAAACACGAAATGAGTGCAGATGGCGTTCATCCTACCATTAAAGGATATAAATCTATTGCCAAACAAACACAGGGAGACACACAATGAGTTGGGTAGACCAAATCAAAGAGGCGTTACCAGAATACGCCAAAGATATAAGACTAAATCTGGATGCGGTTATAAATCGCTCTACGCTAGACCCAGTTGAAGCACAATGTTGCGCATTGGCAGCAGCCATGTCGACAGGAAATGGAAAATTGGTAACCTTTATTTCTAGCGGTATTGAAGATGTGAAAGAAAGAGATGCAGCATTAACAGCAGCATCTATTATGGCTCAGAATAATGTATGGTATCCATATGTGGAAATGGTGGGTGGTGCCTTAGAGGGCATACCACCACAACTACGCATGAATGCTATTGCTAATCATGGAGGCACCTTAAAGGCTCGATTCGAAGCCTATAGTTTGGCAGCATCTATAGTTGGCAAATGCCATTTTTGTGTCAAAGCACATTTTGACACATTAAAAGCAGAAGGTTATTCTGTTGATCAACTTCGCGATATTGGAAGAATCGCGTCTGTTGTTAACAGCGTTGCTAAGGTATTAAATTCATGAGATGATTTTAATGATTCTGCGTATGATTTTATGACGTTTTTTGTGGTATAATATTGATACATACTAGCGCAATACAAGTATGTTTTATGTTATAAAGGAGAAGCGTTATGTGGACCAAACCAGAAGCAGTCGAAATGCGTTATGGATTTGAAATCACGATGTATGTGATGAATCGATAACAACGTAATACCAAAAGAGCCCACTTCGGTGGGCTTTTTCTTGACTTTTTTCCTAATTGTGTTATAATAGTATCAACAGTAACAACTGGAGAATTATTTTGAGTATGCATTTGGAAGGCCCGTGGCTGTCGACTACTGGCAAGAAAAAAGGCAAGAAAAAGTTTCGAAATGCTGAACAAGCAAGAAAGGCACGCCAATTGGACGAAGAATGGAAAGATCTTCTCAAACGGCACGGTATTGAGCAAGAAAATAGAAAGCGTAAACGTGCTCTGGAGGCAGGAACTTTTATACCTAAATCCGAACCATATCGGAGAGAGACCCCAAGGATTCCAAGTTTAGATCCAACGAACATGGCGCCATGTTTGAAACCTGCTGCCAAAGTTTATACCGGTACATTGATAAAAGGTATCGCCACTATGCATAAGAGTAATGCGGTTCCTATTATCAACGACGAACAGGCCATAGAAATTGCCAAAATGCGTCGATAATTGCCGGTTTACAACTGAAAAAAAAGGATATATGCTATATAAAAATACGTTTCGCAAAGAAACTAAGATAGTTGGTTGATAAAAATGGAAACCATTTCTAACAACCCGCGAGTCTTGGCCTATGAGAAACCCGTGAGATTCGGGAAGCCATGCTCGCCAAAGGTACTGAATGTTATGAGCATTCGGTGGCTGATGGAGACGACTACACGAACCCAGGGTTCTTT